GGAGTGCCAAAAATTAGATGGAGGAGGTCATGCCAAAGAATAACGCTAAGAAAAATTCAAAGAACATTTATGAGAAACTTCTAGAGGTTAGGAAGGCCTGCCCGTATCTGCGCAAGGAACACAAAGGCTACCAGTTCAAATACGTTTCCTCATCCCAAATCCTCGGCGCCCTGCGCCAGGCAATGGATGAACAGAATCTCCTGCTTATTCCTCAAATTGCGCATCATGTATTCTGGAAAAAGGGCGAAGGCTCTAAGGAACACCTTACCGAGCTGTCCATGACGTTTACTTGGGTCAATGCTGAAAATCCAGAAGAGAAGATTGTTTGCCCTTGGTATGCTCAAGGTATGGATCCTGGAGAGAAGGGTGTTGGCAAGGCCCTCACGTATGCGGAGAAGTATTTCCTTCTTAAATTCTTCAACATTCCCACCGATGAGGATGATCCAGATGCCTTCCAGGAGAAGATTCGAACTGATGTGGATGTGTCAGCACTCCTTGAGGAGATAAATGCCATCACATCGTTGGAGGAGCTTAAGAGATGGTATCAGAGCCATGCGAAGCTAATCGACAAACTACCGCCAACTGACAAACAGCAGGTTATTCACGCCCTGCAACATAAGAAAGATGACCGAAATTTGAAATAACGGAGGCATGACCAATGGAAATTAGAGAACCCTATGGCCATGAGATCAGGTTCCCTCTAGAGCACGGTGTATGTGCTCTTTGTGGAACAGCATTGGTTAAAAACGCCAAGTGTTATTACATCGTGTTCACCTGGGGTGCCTGCTATGTTTGCAGTATTTGCGCCAAGAACATGGCAGGGGAGTTTCTGGAAATTAAAGGTGAGCACGCTTGGGAATTAGCAATGGAGTTAAAATCATGTAGGCGAATTCAGGAGAGTTTAATCGATGAAATCAAACGACTTAGAAAACAACTCGGAATGTGATGTGCATGAGTTGTGGCTTAGAATCCTGGCCTGCATTCGGTTCAGTGATGAAGGCTGTCTTAAGAAATTCATCAACCAGTTGGAACAGACACTTTCACCAGAGGACATCCACTATCTGGTTCAGTATTTAAAGACAGGAGACTAAGATGAATAAAGACAAAACCTGGATGCAAATCTTGGATGAGCTCCGGTCAAGGGGACTACAAGAGGAGGATATTTGGAATTATGTCACTGCCCTAAGGGGTCCCGATTTTCGTGAGGATGATGCCTTGCTTCTAAAGTTTGTCTTCACGGCACCGCTAAGGGGTCGTAGTAGTCGGACAGGCGACTACTTTAGCGTGTCAAAGTTTTTGAGCCTATCAATAGAGCAAGTGGAGCAAGCATTTCGAATCGGCAGCAAACGGTTTAGCCGATATGCCCACTACTTCTCCCACATCAAGGCTGCATGGTATACATTAGGACGAGAGGATATTTCTGTTATTCTCTGTGAACTTTGTACTGCCGATAAACCCTGGGATGAGGTGGCTCAACGATATGTGAACGCAGTTAAGAGCTGGCTAGATAGTGAAGAGGCCGTTGAGGTAAGGGAACAATGAAACCAGAGTATGCAATAACAACGCTAGATTCCGTTGTAATTCGTGGCGCAGTTATTACACCAGTTGGCATTGACATTCCAGAGGACATGGAGATCCACGATTGGCTGGTGTTAGGTGAGGCCATTAAGCTGGTTAATCGTGGGCTTGCCTGGTCTCTGGGTGACTGGTTAAACTTTGGTGAGCGCAAATATGGAGAGATGTACGCTCAGGCCCTCGAGGAGACAGATTACGATTATGGTTACCTGCGCAATCTCAAATGGGTTGCCTCTCGGCTTCCAAGGGAGAATCGGCGTCCGGATCTTCGTTTTGCCCATCATCAGGTTGTCGCACCGCTGCCGCCTGATGAGCAAAAACACTGGCTGGAATTGGCTGCGGCAGAGCGGATGACTGTAAAGCAGCTGTCCGTGAAGGATGGCAAGATTACGATTACATCCCTGGGTGTGAAGATTGAAGGGCCTGAGAAGGAGGTCATAAATCAACTAAAGGAGTTTGAACTGCCATGAAACGAAACATTTTCACCATGATGAGAGGCAAGAGAAATGTGATTGGTGTCTCAAACACCCTCTTGCCAGTGTTAGTGAACGGTCGCCCAATTGCAGAAAAGGGGATTCGAGTTTATGTTACTAAGAAGATTCCAGTGGAGCACTTGCGGGCAAAGGATATCATTCCAAGGAAAATTGATAACATTCGAGTAGATGTAGTGGAAATTGGTGAAGTAACTGCGCTAGAGTCTGAGCAAACTGAGGTTGATAAAACCAAGCCGTTTGAACCAATTCCTTTGGGGATGAGTATTGGCCATGTGGACATCACCGCAGGCAGCCTTGGGCTTCTGTGCAGTGTGGAGGAGCAGCTCCTGGCTGCATCCAATGCCCACGTCCTCACTCCAGATGCATCCCTAAGACCAGATGAGATTACGGAGAAACGAATCTGCCAGCCTGGGCCTTATCACCAAAGGCCCTGCCGGGTCTGCGGTGAGTATGCATGGCACAAACGGGTGGTGCCGATTACAGAGGTTTGCCCAATCTCCAAGGCCATTCTCTTTGTGCTCAATGGCCTGGCACGACTGTTTGGAAGCTCAACCCGATTTTTGGCGCAAGGTGAACCGGTTAATTACTTGGATTTTGCCGTGTATTTCCCATCGTTAGCGCATGTGGATCGATATGCCGATAATTCCATTCCACCTGACCGACCCATTATTGGCCTGCTCTTTGCGGGCAGTGAGAAGGTGGGAGTGATTTGCAAGGCCAAGTACATTCAGCAAGAAGGCTTCACCTTATTTCACCCGATTCATGAAGTGGCTGCTGGAGATAAGGTCGCTGGGTGTTCATTTTGGTGCCACTATGAGACGGAGGTTACGGATCCCTCAGCCAGGCTGCAGGTGAATTATGGCAGCTTTGTTGCTCTTTTTGATGATGTTATTTTGGTGAAAAATGAGAATGTGATTAAGGGCGGTTGGTCAGGATCCTCTTGGAGGTTGCTATGAGGATTGTGGTCTCTGATTTACACATTCCGTACACGGATCAGTCGTTTCTCTCCTTTGCAGAGTGGGTGAGCAAGAATAAGGATGTCTCTGCGGTCATCTTCAATGGTGATATTGTGGATTCGGTTAAGTGCACACCCGAGGAAATCTTAGCTAATGAACAGGGCAAGAAACTGGTAGCGGCCTTAACCAGAATCATCAAGGCCAAGGAGTGCTTCTTTGTTGAGGGCAATCACGATCCAGAGCTAGGAAAAACCATTCTCAAACTCACCGGCCATCGAGTGCATTGTGGCTGGCAAGTCTGCCTACCACCGTTTATGTTCATGCACGGGCACCAGTTTGATCCCATTTGCCGTAGTGTGCCCTGGAAGCTGCTTAAGAAGATTGCGCCCTTCTTTTTCAAGACACCCGGTGAGTGGAAACACAGGAATCGGGAGAAGTTTCATAAGAGCGTTGCTCTAACCTGGGCCGGCGCCGCAGTGTACCTGGAAAAGACCATGAGGAATTGGGATGTTACCACGCTCATCATTGGCCATACACACTACCCGGCCATCCTGCACCTGGAGCAGGGTGTAAACATTGGGGACAGTGGAGACTTCCTGGATTCAAGATCCTACCTCGCCCTGGTTGGCGACCGCATTTTCCTCAACCGCTGGGAGGTAAAACGATGAAAGCACACAAAGACAGAATGGAAGTGAAACGGCAGCTTGCCAAACGATACGCCTTCGCCTTCCTAGGCGTGCCATATTGCTGGGGCGGAGATGACCCCATGGTTGGTTTTGACTGCAGCGGCCTGATTGTGGAACTTTTGAAAGGCGTTGGCTTACTACCTCGTTGGACTGACTTGACCGCAGACGGACTGTACCGGCGGTTTAGAGACCGGAAGGTGGAGTCACCATACTGTGGGTGTCTGGCGTTCTTATTCAAGGGAGATCGTGCGAGTCATGTTGAGTTTTGCATTGATGAATTCCACACAATTGGGGCCTCAGGTGGTGGCCGTCATATCAAGACCCGTGCAGATGCCATTCTTAACAATGCCTTTGTGAAGTTGCGGCCAATTAGAACAGGAATGGTCTTCGTGGATCCATTTCTGGAGTGGAACTACGAGCGGCCATTTCCTCACGAGGACGTGACAAAGAAATGAGCTTCCTGGAAGGAGGCAGAGATGTGGTGGAAGAATAGAAGGGAAGTTATTTGGCGAATGAAGGCGTTAGCCAGCCAGTTAAGGTGTAATCCCGGTGCATTAACCGATGATCTGGATGCAAGGATCAAACTGAACAAAATCGGGAAGGCATTTGAAGAACTTGCTGAGTGTTTACTGGCCCTGGATGGAGTCTGTCCGGAAACTAACAAAGAACCGAAGTGGTATGAGAGCGTTATGGTGTTTTGGAAGGTAAGGAGAATTCCTGTAAAATGAACTTCCTGGAAGGAGGATTAGGTTATGGATTTGAAAGAACGACGAGCAAGATTTTGTTATGAGGGGGCTAGACTGCATGCCATCTTGTTGCAATGTCCCGTTATCCCAGCTCCATGGGAACAGCGAGATGAGAGTTTTCGGAACCAGTTCATTCAAGTGGTAGATGACCTGTGTTCCGGAAAGCGCCGATTTGGCAGTTTTGAAGAGGCCCATGATTCCTGGGCTAGAAAATACAGGGAAATGGGTTGGAAATTTGGTAAGCAGTATGATCCTGAACGAAAGATCCATCCAGACCTGGTGCCTTATGACAAACTGGATCCAAAGGAAAAGGTAAAGGATGAGGTGTTTCTACGGTTGGTGTCAATTGCAAAAGACTGTATGTGGTGATTAAGTGAGCGGGGATAGCTTAATCGGTAGAGCGCCTGACTGCCAGTCAGGTAGGTGCAGGTTCAAGTCCTGCTCTCCGCTTTACCCTCCCTTTCCCCGCGCCCCTTTTCCACCCAACGAGAGGTAAGTGGCTATGAGCTTAACACCAACACAACGAACTCTTAGGCATTTGAGAAACCAGGGCTGGATTTGTGACATTGTTGAACGATTTAATCCTTATGCTGGCCCCTATGGCAAACGAATTGATGCCTTCCACTTTATGGATATTCTCTGCATGGCTGAAAATGGCATTGTAGCGGTGCAGTCCTGTGGCCAAAACTTTGCAGAACATGAGAAGAACATCTTGAGCAATTCCCTGGCCTATGAGTGGTTGCGTTGTGGTGGCAGGCTACTACTCATTGGCTGGAGGAAGGTTAAAAAGAAACGTGGTGGCAAACTTCTGGTCTGGGCACCACGCATTAAGGAATTTGACTTGCAAGATTTTGAAGATTATGATAAAGGAGGAAAAGATGGAAGCAGTCAACAAGAGTGACCTAGTCAAATACGTTTCATTCTTTGCCATTAGCAAGAACTCAGCCGACCGAATTGTCTCAATCTTTGTGGACAAGATCATTGCCGAGCTCCGAGCTGGTAAGAAGGTGAGGATTGCTGGCTTTGGCACCTTTGTTCCCACTAGGATTCCACCGCACGAAGGCATGGATCCAAGAACCGGCAAACCACTGAGAGTGCCAGAGCGAGTCAAGGTGAAATTCAAGCCAGGAAGGAGTCTTCAAGGCATAGATCCCAAGGTAATTGTGGAGGCTTAGATGCCATACCCACGAGAGGTAATTGAGAAGGCAGATGAACTGCTAAGGCAAGGTTACAGCAATCCAGAAGTAGCCAGGATGTTGGGGATTCCTAGGCCAGCTACAATCTCCGAGTGGCGTAGAAAATATGGTCTAGGCCTTAAGGAAGGTGAAGTTGCTCTCCCTGAGAAACTGCGAAGAGAAAATCTCAGGATTTGGCGTAAGGTACAGAGGCGTGCCTTAGATGCCCTATCCAAGACCGAGTTTAAGCATGCAGAAGGTGCAGTTAAGGCCTTAGAAATTGCCTTCCGGTTCATCCAGATATTGGCACCAAAACATAAGCAGATTCCAGACCGTAAGGACACAGAGACCAGAGTCCTGGAGGTTCTTCGTGACGCTAAACGCTCTCATTGAGAAGATAATTGCGTTTTCTGAGAAGATTAATGGCTTTCGGTTTCGGCCATACCAACAAAGGCGGGTGGCTCAATTCCTTGCAGCGGTGCTTACTCAGGAGGTTGGCACATTTACAAATCTGTGGGCTAGGAAGACCGGGAAAACCGAGACGCTTAAGGCCCTAACGCTAAGCCTCATGGCCTTGTTGCCAGAATTGGCCAAGACCAATGTGGTTTATGACTTCCCAGCGCTTAAGAAGTATCGGGATGGATTCACGGTGGCCATAGCTGGGCCCAAAGGATACACTGCAGCCCTGCCCTTTAAACGCCTAAGACGCCAGGCCAGAACTAGACGATTTCACGATGCCCTGGAGGAGTTAGGCCTAAGGGTTGAGGCATCCAATTCCGAGGTTTTTGAGCTTTCCAATTTCTCCTTAGCGCAGGCCTTCTCTGGTTCGGAGACAGCGAGTAATGAAGGCCCAGATGCATCGCTGCTCATCGTGGAAGAGGCGCAATTGGTTTCATCGTTCTCTTACTACAAAATCCTTAGGCCCATGGTGGCCGATGCCGGTGGGTTGATTATCAACTCTGGTACGCCTGGCAGAAAGCGTTGTGCATTCTTAAATGAAATCGAGTACAATTTGAGAGAAAACAGGGAGCTGCACCAAGCTGTACCGTGGCATGAGGCTGCAAAGTACTCAGAGACATACAGAAAATTTGTGGAGGGCGAGATTAAACGACTGCCCGGTGGTGAGGAGAACCCGTACTTTCGCATGAATTACCTCCTGGAATGGCACTTAATGGCTAGCCACTTTGTAGATGCCAATCATTTCCTTAGCCTGCGCAAAGGCACTCGTGGCACATTTTCTGGCCCTCTCTTTGCTGGCATTGACTGGGGCAAGGCAAGCAGCAAGACGGCTGTAGTAATTCTTGCCAGAGAGGACGACAGGGCCAAGGTTGTGGATCTGCTTTCCCTTAGCGGTGATTACAATGAACAATTTGCCTACCTCATTCCATTTCTGCAAAAGTACATTGCAAAGGGCCTTGTTAGGATTGTCTCAGAAACCAATGCCGCTGGCGATCCTAACACAGAAAAATTGAGAACGCTGTTGGGGAAAAATCGAGTAGAAGGCATTTATACATGCCCGACAACCAAGGATCGAGTGTTCACCAATCTCAAAACCGAAATTGATGGAGGCAGATTCATTTATTTTCAGGATCATTCTCCAGAGGCCTTGACATTTGAAAGGGAATTTTTGGAAGCGGAACAGGAGGTTAAAGGCGATTTGCTCAAGGTGCACAAGCCGGATGAAGAAGGCGCCTCCGATGACTTCCTTGTAGCCACTGCCCTGGCACTACATGCTCTACTGAGAACACCAGCCAACTTTGTCTCTGGAGTAACGTCGGGCAGAAAGCGGGTGACTTATCGTGAGCTTTCGGATTACTAAATGGTTAAGTTGGATGACCAAAATGCGGGTTTGTATCAAGATTTGAGATTTAACAGGGCAAAGGTTGGTAGCTAAAATGAAACTTTGGGAACGAATCAAAAATTTCTTCACGGAAGAGAAACGAGCAGACCAGGAGGCTAAGCGGCCACCACTCCAAGGGCTGAAGGTTGAAGAGAAGAGCTTTCGCAGTATCCTTGGCGTTGCTGATGAGAATCCCGATGAGGTTCTGCGCAAGAAGGGCGTTAAGATTTACGATGAGATGGAGGCCAAGGATGCTCATCTTTACTCCGTTTACCAAACAAGGAAACTAGCCGTAAGCCGCATTCCCTGGGAGATAGTGCCAGCCAGTGACAGGCAAAGGGACAAGGACATTGCCGATTTTGTCCTCACCGTCATTGATGATGCTAAGGGCATCTTCAGTGAGGACATTTTCCAGTTGATGGATGCTGTCGGCAAGGGCTTTGCCGTCCTGGAAATTGTGTGGAAGGAAATTAAGACTGGGCCATACAAGGGCAAGTGGGGCATTGAGGAGCTGGTCTTCCATCCTCAAAAGTATTGGGCGTTTAAGGACAAACGGTTCCACGGCATCACCGAAAGTGAGATCTTCTTCAAAGAGGCAGGCGTGTCATTGAAAAAGGTGCCATGGACTAAGGTAATCCACTACGCCTACGATGCACAGAACAAGATGCCCTGTTGGAAATCTTAGAGTCCATTCAAAAAGAAACCGCCGTAGCCATACCGGATCATCTCAGTGTGAGTCTTCTGGAGGCCTCAAGATCGGCACCAGCCTCCTACCGTGATTTAATTGATTTCTGCAATGCAGAGATCAGCAAGGCCATCTTAGGCGCAACTCAGACCGTGGAGGAAGGCCGGCGTGGTTCTTATGCCCTTTCCAGGGCACACAGCCAGGTACGGCAAGAGCGGGTTGAGGCCGATGGCATTGCCATTGCCGATGTCCTTCAGCAGCAGTTAGTCAAACGCATTGTGGACTTCAACTTTGTCACTGACCGCTATCCACAAATTCTCCTGAGGTTTCCATGGAAGGAGCAAGAGAGGAAGAAGAGGAAAAAACGAGGCAGGCCACGACGGGTCTTTGCTGATCTAGAATCTTGGGCACCATTTGCTGAGGAGATACGGTTTGGTAAATACAAGATGGTAGACAAGCGGGCAACACAGCTTGAGATAGGAGAAATTACCTTTCCACGAAAAAGTGGACGGTTTAGAGGCGTAAGCATTGGCCGAGATAAGGATGGCTTCTTCGTTATGACTCATCGAGCTAGGTCGCCGAGTTATGAGTCCATTGAAGCCATTCCAAATCGGGTCATTCGCTTTATTGCATCGACAGGTTAGGAGGGCTACATGCGAGTAAGTTATCTCAATGGTGACATTACGGATTTTGAGGAGAACGATGTCTTCATTGACCAGACCTTCGTAACCACAATAAATGAGGGCAAGCGCACCTTGATTCCACTCTCCGGCGTTGCTAAGATTGTGTTTGACCAGGATCCTATGCCACATGGGCTTTGGGGAGATGAAGGAGATTGAACGACTCAAACTCCGGGCAGCCAAATTGCGCAAGGAGTATGCGGCCTGGAAACGAGAGCACCCGACCCAGCAAAATGAACAGATGATCAATGAGTTTCTCCTCATCAAACGGAGGCTCCTTGAGTTGGGCGCAAAGTTTCCGGAGGCCAAGACTCCGCTGGATGAGGATGCTGCAGCCTTCCTTCAAGTGATTCCTAAGACACCGGAAAAGGTCACGTTTGGCTATCCCTATGCACCAGTGCGAGGCTCAGGCAAGGAGATTGGCCCACCAATTACCCTGGCAGACTTCTTGCCACATCTTAAGGATTTTGTGATTGCAACTCCAACAACCTGGATAGTAGGCGGCATAGTGGAGCGAGGTATGACCCGTGGTGATTGTGACATCCTCCACATGCTGCCTGATGCAGAGGAGATGGCAAGGATAATCGATTTTCGCATTTACAGGATGCTGCCAAGGGAATTGGCAGATCGAGTTCACTTCCTGTGGGAACAGCGAGGCGCCCGGTCTCCATTCACTAGCTTTCTGCCGTTATATCGGTTAAAATATGAGCGCATTCCCGACGCCCAAGTCACCCCTATGGCAGAGGGCCTTTTCACTTCCTTTCTGGAGAGCGGAGCCACCTCCTCTCCGCTCTCCTTTGCAATTCGTTTGCGGGTGAAAGGCGCACAGCGGCTTGAGGAGGAGGCAAGGCGGGCAATGACGGAGGACAAAATCCACCTCTTCCAATTCTTCTTGCCACAGAAGCCGTGCAGAGGCTACGTGCCGGGTCAGCCACAGACATTGGATTTCTTCATCTCCCTTTGGGATGATGAGCAGTTCCCTGTTTACAGCTCCAAGAAGGCTGATGGCTTCCACGCCATTGCCTGGCGAGACAGAAACAAGGTGATTATCTACACCGAGGATGGTGAGGAGATTACTAAGCAGGTTCCAAGCATTGTCGCTGCACTCAAACGGCTGCGACCTGACCGGTTCTGCCTTGACTTGGAGATTGAGGCCTGGAGAGGATCCCAACACTTCCCAAGGGAGTTCACTGCATCCATCCTACGCACCAAGGAGGTGGATGATAGCCCGTTAATTGGTTCAGTGTTTGATGTGGTCTATTTTGGCAAGGAAGGTGATATTCACAAACTGCCATTCTCTGAGCGCTGGAAACGGTTACAGTCTATGAACTTTCCTCAACGCACTGAGATGATTCCAGATACAGAATTAAAGCTCAATCTTTTGCCACATCATTTAAACCGCACAAGGGAGGAATTGAGGAAGGAAACTATTCGGCTGGCCAAATTACCAGGTTCCGAGGGCAATGTTGCCAAGCAGGCCAGTGCACCCTATGACCTAACGGGAAGGAGGCCTAAGAGCTGGATTAAGTTCCATAACTCCGTGCAATTTGTGGCCATTGTGCTTGAGGCCGTGGAGACCAAGACCAAGGGTGTGTTCAATTTGAAGTGGGCCATTTTACCTGGCAAACGGAGAGTGAAAGAGAAAATTATTCGCAAAATCAATGGCATGGAAGTGGCCTACGGTGGCAAGACTTTTGCGGTCACAGAGAAGGAGTTGGGCCATCGTGGTGACCACATTGTAATTGAAACTGAAACCTTCAACGTGATTTATGACATGAGAGAAGAAGCCTGGGATTTCTCAGCCTGGGCACCGAGGTTTATGGGCAAGACTGATAAGCCGGTTGACACAATTGATGCCATTGAGAAACGGGCCATTGCCAAACGGTGTTTCCAGGCCAAGATAATTGACAAGGACGGCAAGGTGCACTATTTGCCCGGTGCAAGTGGTGAGGAAATCCCAAGTAAGGAGGTTTAGTTGTATAAGTGCCAAAGCAATCACGGGAATTGTCAAAACGACGCACAAATTTGCAAAATAAGAGGGGTGTCTGTTCCAGGGAGTATCTTAATACCCATTTGCGCTCAGACCCACCTAGAACCAGGCGTTCCGTTTGTGTCGAGTTGCCTTAAGGTTGAGTCTCAAACCACCTCGAGGAGGCAAAGCATGTTTGACGATCTGAGTGATGTCTATGCGACTTGGTTAATGTGGAGGCTGGCTATGCAACACCAGCAGGCAATGGATATACTTCAGATGGAGCTAAGAGAGGCCGGCTCGGACAGAGTTAAGAAGGTGGATTACAAGTTGAGACTCAACATGGCCTTAGGCGCCTGGGTTAGACAAATTATCAAGGAGGAGTCATGCCGCTTCCTAAGAATCCAACAGCAGGCAGAGTGTACAGAGTGACCAATCCCAAGACCGGCAGGGTGACTTGCTTCTTAGCCACCGGTAAGACTGGTTTTGGTAAGTGGCGCATTGTGCCATGTCAAAAGACTGGTCGAGGGCGAAAATGATTCTACCTGAGGAGCCACAGCGCTACGCCGAGTGTTCCATAACATTTTTGGGCACTCGAGGCTACATTGAGCAGTACAGCCAGCAGCATCGGTACCACACCGCTATTCTTCTGCGGCAAGATGGTTATACCGTGCTCATCGATTTTGGTGAGATAAATCGAGGCGCCTTACCAGAGTGCAATGACATCTTGATCTCACACTGCCATCCAGATCATGTGTGCCAGGAGATTAACGAGGTCAAGGGGCGGGTGTTTATGTCAACCGAAACACACAAGCGCCTTGATAAGGAGAAGTACCCGGTGGAGAGGGAAGTCTTCAAGTACTCAGGTGAGGAGCTCAAGATTGGCCCTTTCAGTGTCCGGTCATTCCCAGTCTTACACTCAACCAAATGCCCAATGTCGGTGTTCAAGGTCGGAACTGCAAGAGCTCTTGTCGGAATTGCGACTGATATTGTCGGATTTCATACCGGAGACAGAAAGAAGTTCTTTGAAGACCTGGACATCTGGATTTGTGATGGGTCATCCTTCAGCAAGCCATTAGTGAGACGGGCTAAGGAAGGTGGAATCCCAATTGGGCATGCGTCCTTAGTGGATCAACTTAAAAACTGGACAAAGGACGCTAAGGAGTCACTTAGGATTATCATTACCCATCTTGGCACTGAGCCACTGAAGATGGGCGATGAAAAACTTGCCGAAGCCGCAAGGGAGTACCACAAAAACGTGGAGGTAGCCTATGATGGATACAACGTCATTCTCTGAGTTGGACACAAAACGGGTCAAACGGTTGTTGCACGAACTCACAGAACAGAAACGCAAGTTGAGGGAATGGCACCCTAAAGTCCGCCGAATGGAAATAGAGGAGACCATTGATGAGATTGAGGAAGAAATCATTGATCTGCTGAAGGATGCCGACCTGACCCGTGCAGAGATTGGAGATTACACTATCTCAATTCGTAAGGTGCCAACCTATTTCGTCATTACCTCTCGCAGGCGTCTTGAAGCAGCCCTCAAACGCAAACGTCTAACTCGGTTTCTCATTCCATCTTACACAATTGATTTGCGTGGTCTCAAAGAGTATCTTCTTGCCACTGGCACCACTTTGCCAGGCCTAAGGCGGGTGGATGATGATATGTCCCTGTACGTCTACAAAAAGGCAGCAGAGACGCAACCAGACCTGTTCATTACCAAAGGCGTGGATGAGGATTTAGCCAACCCGGCTACTCGTTGGCGCCAACTTATCGCCGATCTGAGGTATCTAGCCAACAGCGCTTACCCTCGGCTTAAAGAGGGCAAACAGTGGGGCGAGTGGAGTTTGGATGAGGTAAAGCAGTACTTTGCCAAAATAGTGGATGCTCTAAGGTCGGTCTACTTTGTCATTCCTGAGCGCAAAGATGGTTCCTCATTCTGGGAACTCTACTGGCTGGCGAAGCCACTTATGAAATCTGAGCCGCCGAAGAAAAAAGAGGAAATCGCTGAGTGGGATAGGAAGCGCAAGGAGATTATCAAGACCGCTGAGGACTACTATGGCATTTATCTTGTGCCACCGCATGGCCTGTTGCTTCATTCTGGTGAAAAGACGGCTATCGTGAAGAGTATCAATTTCAGCAGCCACATAGGCGAGCCGCTGTATTTAATCTCTGACAACTACTGCTACGGAGTTATCATGCTAAGTGGGCCAGAGGAGATTGATAAGGAGCGGTTTCTGGAGGAGTTTGACAACCACTGCATCACAACCGAGGAGCGCAAGAGTTGGTGGGATGAGACCTGGCCGCTTTATCTCTATCGAGTGAAGTGGGTTGAGCGCTATACCGAACCAGTGGTCGTGCGAATCCCAAAAGGCATCCAGACATTCATTGCTCCAGATAGCATTCAAATGGAGGTATGATGCACTCGGTTCTTCCAGAAGTGTTTGGCGCAACCATTGGAGTTGCTGCCGTGTTTCTTGGCATCGTTATTCGGTTTCTTAACCAAAAGATCGACAAAGTTGATAAGCGCAAGATTGACCGGGAGGTCTTCACCGCCGAGATGAGAAGCCTACGAAATGAGGTAAGTGCCCTAAGAGAGGACTTCCGTGCTGTAAGGGATCAAGTCAGGGAAGATGTCCGGTTAATCTTGGAGCGGGTGGATAAGATTCTGAGGTCTTAAATGCAGTTTAACGAGTTGCCAGCTGACCCTTACATGTATCTGCCCGATGAGAATAAGAAGTGGGCCTTTGTCCTGCAGGCCCATATTCGGGGCAAGTCGGTGCACGGTGATCTCCGCTTCCAGGTCACTAAGGACACATTAGTCGGCTGGACTCTGAACTGGATCAAGCGCCTGGACAAGGTGCCCAAGAACATGACCGAGGCAAGGGAGATGATTGAAAAGCAGTTGCCTAAGGCCTTTGATGTGCTGCTGGATCCCCACATCAAGACTGTCACGGAGAAGAAGGCACCAGAACCAGTCGAGTGGCTACATGTGGAGGCATGGTTTCCGCCCGGCACCGTTGGTGCTACCCGTTACCTGCCTGGTGCAATGATCATCGTGGACAAAGGGCAGGTGGAATTCTTGGCACAAAAGCCGGCGTTCCACGAATACCAGATTTGGGGCAAGAATTTGGCCGGCAGGATTGTGGTGCGCCAGCTACCTAATGTGTGGAGGAAGAAGAGCCTGGAGTCTGGTGAGCCAGAAAAGACTGGACGAGGTCTCACCGTGTGGATGTCCTTCTTTAGCGACCCAATGCCCTATGTCTTGACCAAACGGGCTGTGGAGAAGAAATGGTACCCACCCGAAGGCAAGTCATGTCTACCGGCCTACATTCGTAGACAAATTCCGCCAAAGCTGCGGTACTGGAAGAAGAAAGGCAAAGAGGCTCACCGGCTAAGGGATGAACTGGTTGCTGCCATTGCCAACAAGACCATCACAATCAAGTTTCTGGAACCCCAGGAGGATATGCACAAGGCTTCCGAACCTGAGGAGTATATGCAGGCCTTGCCCACGCCCAATGCTGGAGTGATGACCAGGGTAATTGAGGAGGTAAGCAGCCACTACCCGGCGCTGTCTATTGCGGCCGATTTTGCGAAATACTACTGGGTTTGCAGAGGAGATGAGAAGACCTGCCCAAACTGCCGTTGGCTCACACGGCACAGTCCTTACAAACTCTCAGAGTTGCCGTGCTATCCAAGGTCAGGGCATACGCTCTGTGGTGAACATTGTCGCTGTCATTTGATGATGAAATGGAAGGGCGTTTACTATCCCCTGTTCAGCCTAGCCGGGTTGTTTATCACCTCTTCTTTGACAAGAAGGTTCAGGGCGGTCTAATGCACTTTGCCCTGGATCATGACATTATGCGGGTTAAGCAGACCACCGCTTATGAACAGCCCTGTCCAGATAAAGATGCACTCAAACGGGGCAAGCCAGGTGAGGACAAGAGCTACTTAGCGCCAGGAGACGAGACGGCCTTCTGGAACCCAACCAAGGATACGCCGTCATACTACCGGCTCCTGGACAGTGGTGATGTCACGGTTTATGTAGACCAAGCCGACTTTAAGAAGTTTTTGCTCAAAGGCAAAACGCTCAAGGGCCTGTACACGCTAACGAGAGAGGAAAAGGGTTCACCACTGTTCATCTTGAAGCGAGGCGCTGGCCCAGGAGGCAAGTTGTAAAATCGGCTATGAGGAAACTGGAAAACCGATACAAAAACTTGACAAAATTAGCAAGGTTGTGCTAAGGAAGGACAAAGGAGGTCAAGATGCCAGCAAAACGAACACAGAAAAGTCCGTATCGGGCGTATCCATACCCGCCCTATCGTCGTAGGTATCCTTACCCGTATCCCTATCGCTACCCGTATCGATACCCGTATCCTCCCCGGTATCCAAAGCCAAGGGCACATGCTGAACGCAATGTTGCTCACAGCAAAAACATCGTGCCCTTAGGGGACAATTTCAATCCTGCTGTTGGGTGGTACTGATGAGGGAGCGAAGATTTCCGTTTATCATCAAGGAAAAGGGGCCACTCTTTTTCAGGGAAGGTGAAAAATTCTATCCATATCCCATTCCAGAAACCGAGCTTTATCCTGAATTTCCCTGGCCAAAAAGTCTGTGTGAGCACGCACCAGAGTGTCCAGTATCAGATGACTTAACAGACATCTCTGCTGCCTACTGCTGTCCCCACGCCTTGAAGAATGGATGTCCTTTGTTTCTAACGCACTTTGATGAGTTTGCTGAACTGGAGAGGATCACCGATGTTGAGATTTTTGAGATTGGCCAAGATGCAACCAAGGACTGGACAGAGAAAGACCTGGATGAGATAATCAAAAACTTCAATAGCCGAGTTGTTGACCCGCCACTAGTTGCCCTTGGTCATGGTGAGGAACAGGACTTGCTCAAGAAGGCTGGACTTCCGGCAGCGGGCTGGGTTGAGTCCCTTAAGCGCAAAGGCAAAAAACTCATTGCAGATATTGCTGATGTCCCACGCCTGGTAGCCGAGGCCATTAAGAAGAAGGCCTACAAATACATCTCCGCTGAGATTTATCCAGCCTTTATGCACGAGGGCAAGAACTTGGGCAAGGTGTTAAGGAGAATAGCCCTGCTTGGTGCAGACATTCCTCGCATCAAATCCCTACGGGAGGTCTTAGCGAGGTATGATGACACTGGGCAGGAATCCTTGTGGATAGGAGGAATAAGGATGGAAGACAAAGATGCGAAGAAGGATGTAAGGGATGAGCAAAAACAGAAAGACGATGGAAAACCTGAGGGCAAAATTGAGTTTGCTGAGGAGCTTAAGAAACGGGATGAGGAGATCAAAAAGCTCAGGGAGGAGACCGAACGCCTTAGGAAAGAGCGTGAAGCAGAGAAGCGTGCGGCCCACTTGAAGGACATAGACTACTTCTGTGAAAGGCTTAAAAGTGAGACTGGTTTTTCAGCTGCCATCATTGATGAAGGTGGTCTTAAGGACTTGCTAGTGCTGCTTGATTGGCAGAAACCGGTTAAGTTCTCTGAGGAGGAGGAGAAAACTCCGTATGAGAAGTTCACCGAGGTGATGATGAACATCGCCAAGGCTGCACAGGAAGGCAAATTGGTGGTTCCACTTGGAAGGCTGAAGGAAGATGATTTGCCTGAAGTGCCAAAGGATGTAGACCCAGAAGCGTTTGAACTTGACCGCAAGATCATGAAGTACGCTGAGGAGAAGAAAATTTCCTATGAACAGGCATTTAAGGAACTTTATCTTCAAAAAGGAGGTAAGTGATGGCACTAACACCGGCAATTGAATTAACGGGCATTGACGCAACCTTTATTGCTGAGGGCGACATCAAGAAATACATGGGTGTTAAGGCAGGCACAGCAGATAATCAGGTCAAGCCATTAGAAAGCGGTGATTCTGCTGGAACCGTAATCGTGGGCGTAGCGCAAATGGATGCGGATGATGGTGAGGCAGTTCGGGTGAGAATTGCTGGAGTTTCCTGGGTTCGTGCTCAGGGCAGCATCTCTCGTGGTGACCTTTGTCAGTGTATTTACAACGCAACTGAGGAGAAAAATGGCAACATGAAAAAGCTAACGTCCCTAGCCGATGGCAAGATGATTGCATGTGAGGCGCTAGAGGCTGCAGCGGATGGTGAGTATTTCAAGGCACTCATTGTGAGAAGAATTCAACACCCAGCTTGGTCATAAGGAGGAGAGAATGTTTATAGCAAAATCTGATGAGGCAAAGATTCACCCGGTCTTAACTAAACTCTCCTTGGCCTATCCACAAACGGGCCTAGTAGCAGACAAAATCTGCCCAATCGTGGAAGTGGGTGAGGAGAATGAGGATGGGGCTTATTTCAAGTTCACCAAGGCCAATCTCCAGGGCGCTTATGATGACCGCCGGGCCTATGGAGCCAGGGCAACTCAGGTAGACTGGTCGCTGGAAGTTGACACCTACCACTGCGAAGAGCACACCTTGGAGAAACCAATTGACTGGCGTGAGTTCAAGAAGTTTCGGAAGTACCTTGATCTGGCCAGGACTACTCAGGAGATTCTCCTTGAGATTTTGCTGCTCAATAAGGAGAAACGGGTAGCCGATTTGTTCACAGACGCTGACAACTACTCATCCAGCCACAAAACCACCCTCTCAGGCACCAGCCAGTGGTCGGATTTTGTCAACTCCGATCCTGAGGCCGATGTGGAGACTGCTAGAGAGCAGGTGGCACTAGACGGAGTTGAGCCAAACTCCATAATCATTCCTGTAAACGTATGGCGCACTATTCGCCGGCACCCTGCAATTCGTTCCCTGATGAAGGAGCCAGATAGCAGGCAGTTAACTGAGGATGGATTCCCAGTACGGCTTTGGGGCCTCAATGCCTACTTTCCTGGTGCAAGGCAGAACACAGCCATGCTAGGTGCCTCCGAGTCCATTAGCCGAGTCTGGAGTGATTATGTCTGGGTTGGCCATATCAATCCAAGACCTGCTCTCCGCACCCTGTCTTTTGCCTATGCATTCCAGGCCCAGGGCACAATCGTTGAGACCTATGAAGACCGGTCTAGAAAATCTGATGTGATTCGGGTACAGGAGTCCATTCGGACTGAGAAGCTGGTTTGCGCTGATGCCGGTTACCTGATCATTGATGTGCTTGCTTAAGGGAGGCGCTTATGCCATATCGGGTGCTGATGCCCATTAAACATGGGCAAGGAACAAGAATGTTTCAGCTAGAGCCGGGGGCTGTTGTCTCCGATGACTTCTTTGATGAGCAGACTATCGCCACTCTGCTTCGCCACAAGGCCATTGAGAAGACCGGCAAGGAAGCAGAGCCCGAACCAGAGGGTTTGGAAATAGAGAAACTTCCAGACATCAAGTCCATGTCGGTCACCGCTGCCAAGGAGCTGTTGAACGAGGAGATTGACCTGGTCAGTTTGCATAAATTTCTTGATGCGGAGAAGGCAGATGGACATCCACGCAAGTCCATTGTGAACTTCATTGAGATGAAAATTAAGGAGTTAACAGGAGGCTAGCATGAAGAACTTCCGTGTTTTTGCTGCGATAGACGGCATTCTTATTGCAGCAATTGTGTTTTTGATTGTGATGACCACGGCTGTTCATCCACAGGCTTGGGAAAAATATTTTCGAGGCAACGTCTTGATCAAAGGCATCACAGCGGTTGGAACCCGTATTCAGCCTACCGCCGATAACTCCGTTGATTTAGGCTCTAGCAGCAAAGAGTTTAGAAATTTGTACCTGGATGGCACGGCTTACATCGATGATGCCCTGTTTGACGACTCCATCATGTTTGAAGGCAGCACTGCTGATGACTATGAAACCACCGTATCTGTAACCGATCCAACCGCAGATAGAACCGTGACCATTCCAGATGCCAGCGGAACCGTGTTAGTTGGCACGGTTAGCAGCGGCTTGGCCACATACGGCATCCCACTCCAAATCATCAAAAATGCCGATGGCACTTCTCTATCAGCTACTGCAGGCTCTGGCAACTTCGCCATCAAGGTTGGTGGTTGGGGCACAGGAACGATCAAGCTCGAGACAGAGGGAGCTAATAACAACACCAAAACAGACACATGCTTCTTTGAGTTTGTCTTGCCGCCTGAATACGTTGCAGGTGGTACGGTAAAACTGAGACTTACAGCCAAAGAAAGCGATGAGGCTGAAGTTTCAACTACTCTGTCTGGGCAGGTTTATGAGTCCGATGGTGAGGGCGGTGTAGGTAGTAACATAATCGGCAGCTGGGATGCAACGGATGTGACCACAACTTGGACTACATTTACTGCCCCAATTACCTCCACAGATTTAGCACCAGGTGACCGCCTTGAGGTTTACATCCGTCTTGTAGTGGATGACACAGGCGGCGGCAGTGGTGGGCAGGCTGAGATTGGTAAGGTTGAGCTGCTTTGTGATTTAGGATCATAGGAGGCTAACATGCCAGGATTTGATGGAACTGGCCCGCTTGGTCAAGGGCCAATGACTGGCCGTGGTCTTGGATTTTGCAATCCAGGGCCTGGTCGCAATAACATGTACACTCGTGGCCCATGGGGCAACCCGTATCGAGGGTTAGGACGAGGCCTTCCGCCTGGAGGTGGTAGATTCTTTGGTCGTGGTAGAGGCCGCTTCTTAGCAGGCATAACAACATGGCCAGGTTTTACCCTTGGTCCACCCTGGAGGTAACAGTTGCCAGATACTCTGCTCACAGAACAGCTGACATACGACATCTTAAGCAAACTTGATACTACCCTCTCAGATTTAAAGGACTCGATCGATGCTATCACATCCACTTTTGAAACCACCGGCGTTGGTGACGGTCGTAAGACGGTATCATCGGCTGGAACAAGGGAAAAACTAGTTGCATCTTCCACACCGTGTAAGTGGGTGTGTATTTGTGCAATGAAAACCAACACCGGAATAGTTGTTGTTGGAAGCAATACCGTGGTTGCAGCAGAAGCCACACGGAGGGGCATTCCATTGGAAAAGGGCGAAAGTGTTCGAATTGATATTGATGACCTCTCCAAAATTTACCTTGACGTCACTGTGAATGGTGAGGGTGTCACATTCATTTATGGAACTTAGGATATGGGCTTTCTTGCAATCTCTCATGTTGCGGTTCCATTCATTGGTTCATCATTATCCTGCTCCTGTTTGGGCGTTAAGACTGCTGAAGGACTTGGCCCCTGTGAAATTAAATCTGCCTATGAAGTTCAAACCATGGCCCTCAGCAAGCATTCAGCGCACGAGTTGGCAATGGCCACTGCTTATGGTACGCCAGATGGCCCAAATGCGAGTTGGTTTAAGAAGCAAGATGCAAGCATCGCTACCGAACATACCGAAAGCCACCAGACCATCAATCAAAGTAGCAGCAAGGAGGCCAGTATCAACAGCGAGTATGATCATTCAGTGAGCTAATGCAGAAACCATTGACACAAAAATCTCAATCTGTTATCAAGGAGTCAAGATGAGTTTCATTCCACTTGCCCAAAGCCGTGGAGGAGCAGCAGCCGGTACTTTGTCAGGCCTGGTAATTGACGCTGACAAGGACTGGCAGGGTAAGGGCATTTACAACCTAGGTTTCCTTGTTAGCAATATGAACCGAGGAGACCTGGTTGTCTTCGGTGAGGATGAAGAAGGCAACACACGAATTGTTAAATTGCCACCCGCTGATGAAGGCAAGGTACTCTGTTCAGCTGGCCCAGGAAAACTTCCATTTTGGGCCTGGGTTTGGGACGAACCTGGCGCATCTAAGGGCACACAATACACCTACTCTGTAGAATTGGGTTTGTTCCATTCTCAACAGGCTATGGCTCTAGCTGTAGAACAGGCCAAGGAAGCCAGTGTCGCAACTTCTTATGGTTCTCCAGATGGCCCAAATGCAGACTGGTTTAAGAAACAGGATGGCAACATCTCCACGGAGCACACTGAGGATCACAAGGAACCTGATAAGAGCCACACCGAGGAGGCTAACATAACCAGTGAATACGAGTATTCGGTGAGTTAGGAATGATAAGAGTTTTCGCAGATTTAATTGTCAAGGATAAGCGAGGCAGAATTACCCGAAAAAAGACCATAGAGTGCAAGAGCTTTGTACGGCAATTCCTCGAGTTGCTTTTTGTCCAATTTGGCCAGACTGAAACCTCAGTAAAGGATACGAATGGAACTTCCAGAACGCCTCGCCCCTACACCTACACCTTTAAGGCTAATGCTCCCAGTGGGAACACCAGTTACGGAATCTTGGTTGGCACTGGAACGACATCTCCAACCATTAGCGATTACAAGATGGAGTCATTAATCAACCACGGTTCTGGCGGCGGTCAGCTGCAGTATGGCGCAGTGACATTTGGCGATCCAACTTGTGACGCTACAACATGTTACTTCACCATTACACGAGATTTCTCCAATGGAAGTGGTGGAGACATTACTGTCCATGAAATTGGCCTAGCTGTCATGGCATATGATTCAGGTAGCAAATATTTCTTGGCTATTCGGGATGTTGTCTCTGGTGGTATCTCAGTACCCAACGGGCAAACCCTTACGCTAAATTACAGGATTAAGGTTACAGCATAATGCTCACTGCAACTTACAAAATCGAGGTACTTAGAGATGGTAAGGTTAGAAAGGTCGTAAGCGGCAAGGCTCACAGCTTTGTGAAGGGCCTAATTGGCCTTCTGTTCAGGCAAGCGGCTCAGTCTAACTTCACCCTGAAAGACATTGACGGAAATGACCGCAGTGCCAGTTATAACGATCGACAACTTCAGGCAGCAAGCCGGGGCGGTGAGTCCGTTGAATCATTTTCTGGTGGCGTCGTTGAGGCATACCAGTTGGGTGTAGTTGTGGGGACCGGTACAAATGCAGTTTCTCCAACCGATTACAAACTACAAAGTCAAGTTGTTCATGGAGATGGTGCCTCTGAACTGCTGCATTATGGCACGATGTGCCAGGATCCGTCTGTGTCTGGTTCGGATGCTAGCTTCAAGATCTCACGGCTATTTGAAAACAAATCCGGTAGCAGCATTACCATCAACGAAATTGGAATTTATGCCATGGGTGCTGGATGGTATTCCCACTGCATTGCCAGGGATGTCCTCTCAACTGGTGTAACGGTCAACAACAATGAGATTTTGAAGGTAGAATACACAATCAAGGTCACGGTTTAACGTGGACTACGTCTGCTATTTCACCAAAGATGGCGCTCCAGCAGAAGGCTTATCTCCATCCATCGATGTGTTTCTTAAGGTCGCCGACGGCAGCTCTGCTGGCACACCACCAGATGTGACTGAGTTAGGTGGTGGTTTTTACAAATTCAGTTATACCGCAACTGAGGGCGTTGTGATTAGGGTTGACTCAAACGATGCCTCAATGAGCGATGCTGAACGCTATCTTGTGTTTACGGCCTCTCCGCATGATGATGCCTTGAGGTTTCTCTCAATTCTTGCACCCACGCTCATGGTTCATGGAGCGCATGTGTTTTATCCAAGCCGGCCACTATTCAACCTGGCACTGCAGCAGGCTGAAAAGGTAATTTCGGAGCTAACTGGAGTGGATCGGGTTTTAGGTGAAGGCCTTCTCCGTTACTTCCGGCAGCATTACTCATTTGGGCCACGACGTAGACCACGTCCAAGGCCAAGGCCTAGACCGATTAGGCCTGTTAGGAGAACTCGAAGGAGACCCCCGCTTAGAATTATTGGTTTTGGGCACTAGGAGGAACCATGTCAACTTACAGCGATGACAATTTTCTCAAACGGCTTTACGCTGACATTGACAGCTATCTTGGTGGAGCTGCTGATTTCTCCACTGAACGGGAGGCTGCTTACGATTGGGTCAATGACCAATTGCGTGGTGTGCTAAGTGTACCCATTTCCAATCCATCTGAGACCGTTAAGATGGCTGAGGCCAATTATGCCATTTACCTCGTCCTTCGGGCAAACAGCGTTGGTGAGGCCTTTGATTTCCTCACTCAGGCTGAGTCATTAATCTCCGTACTCAAAACTGAGCAGCTAAGCCAGGCCCAGAAAGGTGGCCCAACTAGCAACACGCTCATGGTTCGGCCTACGTTTACCATGGGCCGTTTTGATGAACAGGGCTTCAGAATTGGCCCTAAGGGCAGCCTGGATGACTTCTGAGCCCTTGAACTAACACAAATGGACACAAACGGAATGCCTAGTTTTGGGTGGGTTCACGCAAAATGAGTATTTGGATACCTGGCAGCAACAGTCCCTGCCTTATTTTGCAAATTTGTGCGTCATTAGCCAGGTTTACCCATAATCTCTGGCACTTATGCAAACTACAAATTGTCATGGTGGTGTGACATGGCCTTTGTGCATTATCTTGCCTACCAGGGCACGGATTTATTAGCCAAAGTAATCAAATGGGAAACCCAAGGGCATTACTCCCATATCGCCTATGTCTACGATCCAGACCACGCCATTGAGGTCTGGCCTGATTCGCCTAAGGAGCTGCTTAGGTGCACCTGGAAATATCGCAAACTGCTTGCAGGCTACAAACCAGGGGATCGATATGAGATTTGGGGCCTGGAAGTAAGTGATGCGGCTAAGGACTTAATTGATGCCTTTTTCCTGAAATTGGTTAAGACGGGTGCGAAATTTGATTACCTAGCCGGTTTTGGCCTGTTTGTTAAATGGCGCAAAGAGAGAAAGGGCCAATATTTTTGCTCCGAGGGCTGCATAACGCCACTAAAACTGGCCTTTGCCTGGGATAAAATTGAGCCGTGGAAGATAACACCAGATGCATTTGTTTGGATTTTGCAAGCCGCTGGTGGCAAATTAGTCAAAACGGGCTTGGTTCCAGGCCACAAATAGCCTTAATTGACGTTTCAAATAGCAAATTGCAATTAAATTGGGCCCTAAAAACCGTAATTGTAAGCAAATAGGGCCTAATTAGGGCTTAAATTGGGCTTAAAAATGGGCTTTCTGCAAACGAAAAACTGGCTTCAAAACCGCCATGGCCATCGATTTGGCGTCTGCGGCGCTTCCGGCAAGAAAACGCTAGAAGCCAGAAAATGCATTTAATTTAAAATTTTGGGAAAAGAGGCGAGGGCTTAATCAAATATCACATCTCACGTTCGTTGGTTCTTCTCTCCTGTCCTTGATTTCCCACGTCCTGTCTGGTTTTTCTGGGTGCTCTGGTCTGCCTTCTCCTTCCCTGTCTTTCCTGTCCTGTGGTTCCGTCTCCCTAGGTTTCCTTCTCCTGTGCGTATTGCCCGGTCAAGTCTCGTGCGTTGCACTCGCCTTGTCCTTGGTTTCAAAGTGGTCGTGCTTCGCCTGCCTTCGGCAGTCTCCAGCACATCTTCTATTTGGTAGGTGGTTGCCTTTGCCTCATTTTTTTGTGTTGGTTGTCCCTGCCCTTGCCTTAGTTTTGTGGTTCCGAATTGCCCGCTGTTTGCGCCGTCGTCCTGTTCGGTGGTTCTGTTTCATGTGCCATAAGGTAAGCAAGCCTTGGCCACCTGGTCAGTTGCCCTGCCCAGTCGGCCGGAGGCCCTGCGTGCGTGCGTTGTGCTATCTCCGTCGGTGGCCTGCGGCTTGCAAATCATCTTTGGCTTGGTGCTTCTTCCAGGGTTTTTCTTCCTGGCGCCTTGCCCTAATGATGCCATTTGATTAAATCAGGTTGGATGTTCACCTCCCCCCACCGCCTTACCCCTCCTGCTGCCGCCTCCGTGTGGCCGCTCCGTTCGCTCCTTTTGCCTAAGATTTTCTAAGGTTTTTCATCTGGCACCTCCTAAAAGTTTTCGAAACAAAGCACCCGCTAAGAAGGCCTAAGAAGCTGCTTGAGGAATGTGTCATCACTTTTCGCCTTCGCCGACAGTTTGCCTGCCGACAGTTTGCCTGCTTGGTCTCCTTCCCAGAGGGCCCCTCCCAAGCAGTTTCCCTGTCGCCAGTTTCCCTGTCGGCTTCGTCGCTTCTGTGGTTTAGGTTGATGACCAAATCCCAGGTTTGTATTCAAAAATTCCAATTCTAAGGTCATAAAAGTGGTTACATTTCTCAACCACCTTCTAACGCCTTCTAAGCGGGGACAAGCCTCATGCCAACCAGTCAATTGCCCTTGCCTTAATTAGTCCACCTAACTCTATCCCTGCCCTCCTCACGCCCTCTGCCCAGGATTTGGTTGTCATTCGGCTTGCTCTGTCTAGTGAGGGTGAAAAACTTTTAGGAGGTGCCAGATGAAAAACCAAGAAAATCTAAGGCAAAGTAAAGGTTTCGCTCACTCCGCTAACGGCGGCAGTGAGGCAGTGTGTTCACATCATCCTGGTTCCGTAGTTCCATCTGATGGTTGGGAAGCTGGGTTGTTTTCTCGTCCTGGGTTTGATTCTCTTCAGGAGGCTTTCCAATGGTCTCCTGACGCCTTTAGGCCTCCAAAGCTGCACGATTTTGATAGAATGATTTTTGAAGAAGGTTCTCAAGCTCCTGATGGCAGCTTCTTAGTCCCTCATCTCCGAAAGAGCGCTGACAGCTGCGTTTCTTACCTGCGACCTGAGTTTGTTGCTCGGTTAGCCGGCTGCTCATTAAGGGCAGCTGTTTACCTCGCTGATTATTTCGCAATTCTGGATTCTACCTACGAAATGGTTGTCACGTTTTGTAGGTGGATAAGGAAGAGAGGAGTCTCCAGAGCTCTCAATTACTTCCAGCAACTTGCTACCGAAATTGGGTTGGTTGAAGCCACCAGTTCAGTTGAGCCTGTTGCAAGTGTTGATCCTGATGGTTGCATTGAAGCTGAGGAAGTTAAAGTTACAGTCGGCTCTCCATTCGGGTGGCACAAGCTCGGCAGTTTACCAGCTCGTCTTCCTGCTCAAAAGTCTCGTTCTCGAACTCAAGAGTTTATTTATATTTGGCTTCTCAGAGTTGCCGTTTTGAGGGCTTGGTTCAAGCCTCGCTCTCAGAGGCAGCTTCGCTTCTTCTAAGCCTTTCGGGTCTGCCTTCGGGCAGGCCCAAAAAAATTCTTTTTTTTTTGGCCTTTTTAAATAAGGTCACACATCTCCTTATGAATTCTTCATAAGCAGATGTGTTTCATTCCCACCCACCACCCTCCTCCGTCCTCCCTACACTTTGGCTACCGAAGTCTTAACTCAATTTTCCATTGGTTTGGGTCTAAACCCGCTATTTGGTCATAGAACTGAACCAAAAGTTGTTCTGGTCGTGAAATCTAACTGAAAGGAGGCTGCTATGGTGAGAATTTTGCTCTATCGTCCCAAACCTTATCATGCGTTTTATATTAAGCCTCCAGTACCCTGGTCTCTGGTTGACGCTGCAGGGTATTCAGTTATCTTTGTGAAAATCAAAAGGAGGTCAAGATGAACACGGCTAAAGAATTTGAAAACTTTAAGAATCACCTGGCTGAGTGCAACACTATCCAGGATTTAAAATATTTCGCATTTCTTCTCAAGACCGAGGGTGTTTGCCTTAACTCTCATCAACGCTCCTACCTTTGGCGATGCTGGTCTCAGAAGAAAAAGCAGTTGTTCTGTCGTGAAATCTCTAATTCTAGGAGGTGTTAGCGATGCGACTCCAAGATTTTTCCTCCATTTTAATTTCTGGCCTTATATTTTCTATGATCTTCTTTCTTCTTATCTCGGCATTGCCCATAGCACCAGCTAAGGCCAAGAAGGTTACCTGGGCTGAGACGGTAAAGGCCGCCCAAGACCTCGGCTTTTCACCCACTTACTTGAATTGGTTAGTTGAGTGGAGTTACCTGGGCCGGCCTAACTGCATGATTGATGGCAAACCTTATCCAAAACATTTGATCAGGAAGTGGGTAAGGGACCTGAACAAATTGGACAAAAAGCTAGGCTTAAAATAAGGAAGAATCCGGTGGGTGGACGGTAGTGCCCGCCTGGCTGGTTAGGTGCCGGCAGACGCCACACCCACCGGTACCAGAGAGGAGGTCACTTATGGCTATCCTCTGTCTAACAAAATTCTTATGAAAAGTCAAGTTGGCCTAACGGCCAAGCCTTTCGGCTCAGACTTTGTACACTGCGGCGCAATTTTGAGTTATGCCAAATTGAAAGGAGGTGAATACGGATGCAAGGGCTAAAATTAAAGATTTTCTATTCTCCTCCCACCAAAACGGAGTCTTTGTTTAATCACTGGGTTGCTACACACCCTGAAGTTAGAGTAGTTGATGCCAAATTGGCCATTGACCCAAATCCTCAGCCTGGTTATGCTGGCGATTTAGTGTTGCTGGTCTTCTATGTCAAAGAAGATTGAAGTTGACTCAAATTGAAAGGAGGTGATAAGCCATGATCAATTCCGTGGTGTTAGTTGGCAGGCTAGGCACCGATCCTGAGTTGCGTTATACCCCAAATGGCACCGCTGTTTGCAATCTCAATGTGGCCGTCTCCGATATTCGTTCTAGTGGTGAGGAACGCACCCACTGGTTCCGCATTGTTTGTTTTGGCAAATTGGCCGAGACCTGCAATGAATTCCTTGAAAAGGGCAGGCAGATTGCTGTTCAAGGTTCATTAGCACAATCTAGCTGGGAGACCGAAGACGGAGAGAAAAGATCTCGAGTAGAAGTTATTGCTAATCGAATTCAATTTTTAGGCAGCAAGAGGGAAACTCAGGAGGCCGAGGAGGCTCCATTTTAATTCCACAGAAAGGAGGTGAAGAAGATTGAAGAAACTATCGGTGTTCTTCTTAATCGTTGCCCTGCTTATTCCAGCAGCTGCCTTTTCCAAGGATGTTCTCCTAACCGCAACCGTGAAGAAAGCCGGCGTATATCTCACCAAATCCGGCAAGCAGTATGTGAGGATCATCATCACTGAGCAGCGCCAGTTAAACGGCATTCAGTATGAAAAGGATGTTGTGGTTACTGCCTTTCGTCCTCACCAGGTTCAGGCATTAAGGAACATCAAGCCCGGTGACACTCTCAAGGCCATTGCTGATAAGAAATTCTACAGAGGCAGGGTAGTCTACAACATCATCAAAGTTGTTCGCTAAGAAATCCAGGCCCTGGAGTAGCCCTCCGGGGCCAAAGGAGGTTTCGATGTATCGGCTTAAACCATTGTCCCTTGAGCAAATCAAGGAATTTGCTACCAGGCCGGACGTCAGAGAAATTGCTGTGGAGAATTTCCTAGGCACCGTGCACAACTGCATTACGCCAGATAATGCCTTTCTAAATCTCATCAAAGATGCAAAGTTGTATCGGTGGAACGACGCCACCGTGAATGCCATTGTTGATGGCATCTTGGCAGCGGTGGATTCATCCGAGGAGGATGAGGATGAACCTATTCCAGACAAAGTTTAGATTGGCCGTTGTAAAGGAGCTGGTTACGATTCATTTTGAGTACGGCGGCACCAATGCCGGAGCAGTTAAGCTGCCTTTGAAGGGCTTTAGGGATTTCCTAGAGGACATTGCTGACATCGTTGATGTATTCCAACTGCTGGAACCAATCTCAGGACAGGACGTTGCCGCAATTTTCACCACCGATGCCGAGGATGCCCAGAAAGTTGCAGCGGCATGGAACGCCGCAGAACTTGAGGAGGAAAAGCCATGAATTCCTTGGAAAATATATCAGATGAGAGGTTGTTAGAGCTTTATGTCTTCTCCTACACACCAGAAAACGAGGACGAACTCATAACGGAGCTGCGCAAACGGCGGTTGTTAGATGCAGCCGTTCAGTTATTCGACTACTGCCACAAAGCCTTCAATGAAAAATTGAGAATAATCTTAATGGACAAACGAATTAAGGAGGAGAAGCCATGACCAAATACCCATGGCCATGCTCAGCCTTAACGGATGAGGAGATGAAGATCCTCTACGCTCTCAGGCAGGCTTCTGGAATCCCAATCTCAAGAGTTTTGAAAAAGCTATGTCACTCGGCTAAAATTGAGCAGTCCACCGAACAGCTTGGAGAGGTCTGCCGATACATAGAGGAACGTATGGAATATCTCAGGAAGCATTCCCATGAGCCCGACCGATGGGGACGGCTCATGGAGCTTAAAGAAGTCAAGAGAAGATTGAAGACCAAAAAGACTAGGAGGAACAAATGCTGTTTGAGGTCAATGCAAATTGTTACGGTTTAGTTGTTCAGTTTGAAATAGAAGCCGCAAATAAGAAGGAAGCCTTGGAAAAAGCCGAAAAAGAGGCTGCCCAGGTGTTTTCCTTCATTGGCATTAAGAAGAAGCCAACCATCAAGGTGCGGCTTAAAGAATCCAAGTAAAGGAGGACAAAATGAGAGAAAATGTATCCATCGTTGTCCAGTTTGGACCTGAACCAGAAAAGGAGGCCGCTGTGGAATGCAAACATTTCCACCGGCCTGAGTTTTTCGCTGTAAGCGTTGAAGTTGGGAATATTCAGGTGAGCTTCTACTTTCGCACCAAGGAGGAAATTGATAAGTTTTTCCAGGTTGTGGCCAACACGATCAAAAATCCAGAGGAGATTCGGTAATGTGGCGAAATCGATCACCGCTGTCCTGGGCATTTTTGGTGCTCTCCGTTATGGGCCTAATCACCTTCTCTTTGTTTATCCTGGAGGAGAGCTGCCAATTGTGCGTCTTCTCCAATTTCGCCGCTGTAGACGCCGAGGACTGGGGCAGTGTCAAGGACAACAATGATGTTCTCAGGTCTATTAATTCCACTCTGGACACAATCAACCGAATTCTGGGCTGGGTTCAGCCGCTCTCGTATGTTTCCTACAAGGCCTGGTCTAAGGCCACAAAGCGATATTTGGCCACTCTGGATGCTCTAGCATTTGCACATCAACCGGAGTTGTTTGAAGGCAGGGTAATCACATTCTACTTTAAGCCCAAGGAGATTAAACGAGGCAAATACGGATACATGCTGATCAACGGCAAAGTTGTGGTTCAAATGAAAGACATTCCTGAGCTGCCCGTGCTCATTAAAGGCAAAGTGGTAGTTCGGGACAAAAAGGTAATAATCCAGGTTGGGAGGAAATGATGGACGCACTCAAACAAGCGTACCAGCGCGTAGGCCGCTGTTGGATTCACTTCCTGGGTAAGGAGTATTACTCCACCTCCAAGTTTATCAAGGAGGCACGGCGGTTAGGTGTCTCCAGACGAGTGGCCCCACATGTCCTTCGGCAAATGCGCTGGGGTGATATTGTACTCCTTGCCCGCTCACGAAAAGCTAGCTGCAAAATCTTTGGCTGGTTTAAAATCTCCACATTATTTGCCAAAGGTCTAAAGGACCTGTTAGCCGATCGATTAGACATCGTCTGGACGCCCATGAATGAAACGGTTGACAAGCTCTGTGGCCGATACACAATTTCTGCCTGTTGCGGTCTTTCTCCATTCACACGTCTTGAAGAGGTTGCAGAAAGAATAACAAAGGATCACAAAGCCATGGTTGGAGGCGAGTTGGTTCTGTTAAGCAAACCAGTGAAGATCAGGGGACTCACATACATTCGAGGCTTCAGGCCATTCTGCCTTGAAAAACTCATTGTTGAGTATGAAGCGAAACTCCCACACTGTGGCCAGTACTACGACTCGTTTGAGCCACTTGCTAATTTATCCATACCTCTAGATCATGAGGGTATGGGTTTTAATATGGAGGCATACATCAAGGCAGGAGGTTAAGATGACTAATCTAACCATTTCGTTAGAGGATCGGGTTTGGGCTACATTTTTGCACCTCTGCAATTTGTACAAAATTGATCCAAGCGAACTGCTCAAGCAGTATATCGAGAATTTGGTCAAGTTATACGGAGGAAAGGATGAGAATCCATCTCCTCATTGACGCCTACTTTTGGAGCACCAAGCCGGCACTAGCAGTCTGGCTCTGGGAGGCACCACTTAGAGCGGATTGGAAATTGTCACCTCAAAGTGACTTGACAAATCTAGAAAAATGTGCTAAGGAGGAGGCATGGACGAGGAGGTCACCAGAAGACTCAAACGAATCCTGAACGATGTGAGCTACATTTTAAACCACCTCAATGGTAAATCCAAACCACACAGAAAGGACAACTCGGCTGCCAAGGAGATTTTCCAGTTCTGGAACTCCAAACGAATTATCACTCACCGAAACTTTGAGAAGATGGCTCGGCATATCAATGCGGCCTTGAAGTTATACTCACTTGAGGAAATCAAGACTGCAATTGAAAATTATGCCACCGTCCTGTTCGGTGTCCAGTACTACTGGACACACAAATGGACGCTGGATCAATTTCTTAGCCGCAAGAATGGACTGGACAGGTTTCTGCTAGAGAATTTCCATGCTGAGGACTATTTGAAGGACAATGAAAAAGCCTTTGAGGAGTTTGCCAATGGAAAAACATGATTTCATCAAAATCTTTCGTCCATTCCTGGATTACTTTCCCGGCAAGGTCTCATCCAAACGAATCGAAAAGTACTTTGAGGCCGTGGCCCAATTTCCCAAAGAGGTTCTCTCCGATGCCCTGGAGTGGTGGACCATGGAGAAGACCCATCTCCCCTCACCTAGCGAGCTGAGGCGAGTTGTGGAAATCCACTACACCGGCCAGCTTGACACATTCCGGCGTCCACCAAAACATGAAATTGAACGCATTGGCACCTGGCAAGAATTGGATCAGCTGTTGCCGCCCAGGGATAGCAAGGAATATGAGATTTTGCTAAAATTCGTTAAGCGTGGTCACCAAATCTCCCAAATGGGCTCATCGTCGATTGCCCTGTCTCTAGAAGAACGGCAGTTTGCACAGAAGGTCTTTAACAAAACCAGACGCATTGGTTTCTTTCCCTTGGGCTTTGACGGCAAACGCATTGTGTTTGGAAAAGTTATGACCCAGGAAGAAGTTGATGAATGGTACAGGAGGAAATCCAATGAAGACATATTTTAGATGCCCAGACGGTGAGAAGGTCAAGATCGAAGATTGCCTAAAGCGGGGAGGGTGTCGATTACAGAAGCGGTGTGTTCCACTCTCTTATCTAAAACTGGTTGCCACAGAGCGCCCATGGACTGGAAGACCATCTGTAACACAGCTACTGGAAGGCACTCGCCTGGCAGCCCTAAAAATCTTAACCGATTACACCGTGGATCCAGACCATGAGGCGTTTGCGGCCATCGGTTCTCTTTCGCATAATCGATTGGCTGCGGAGATATTTTGTGACAACATCCTCGCAGAGGAACCACTAAGGAACGACATTGTCTCTGGCATTCCCGATATGTTGAGTGAGGATGAGAACAACCCAGGTTTCTACGAGCTGGTTGAATGGAAATTTTGGGGTTCGTTCAAGATTGCCAAGGCCAAGGCTGGCGAGGACTTATTTGATGTAACGATGCAGCTTAATGCGTACCGCATCCTGTTTGAGCAATATGGTTTTCCAATCACCAAACTCACCCTTGTGGCCATTTGCAAGGAGGGTGCCCATTTGTGGATAGCCAGCAAACGAGGTATTGAGCGCAACTTGAATTTGATTGAAATCCCAAGGTTAGACGATAATGAGGTGAAAAGTTATCTTCAACGAAAACGAGAGGCCCTTCTCAAGGCCCTTAAGGACGGCTACGCTCCAAAATGCAATGAAGTGGAGTCTTGGAGTGGCCGGCGGTGTGATCCCCGGTTTTGTGAGGTCTTTGAGGAGTGCCAAAAATTAGATGGAGGAGGTCATGCCAAAGAATAACGCTAAGAAAAATTCAAAGAACATTTATGAGAAACTTCTAGAGGTTAGGAAGGCCTGCCCG